TGATACAGGACTTTTTCTTTCTTGGATGCGACACCAATTCTAGATAGTGTCTCTCTCACCTTCAAAAAGTCATCGTCACTTTTTAACTTTACTTCCACTGGCGTATAATCTGGAAAATCAATAGCAAAAAAATCTTCACTCATTTTAAACGACCTTCAAAAAATTCTAATTATTATGAAGATTATTTATAATTTGCTGATTTTTTATCCACCCCTATTCAATAGTTTAGTAATCCTCTGAAGATCATCATCACTTAGTATCCTCAAAGCCTCAATTGCTTTTACATTGCTATATCCAAAGTACTCCTTGACGATCTCAATGTCATTTTCTTTCTCCGGTTTGATCCACTTGTTGAATCGTTTCTTCTTGCGTATGATACCACGGAGAAAATCATACTGCATCTTATAATCAATGTGCGGTCTTGCATTCATCTCATTCGCCGCATAGACCGTATCACTACCATGCGACAGAGACTTGTTCACAATGAAAGGACTATACTGTTTCTCAGACCAATCATCTACCATCAAATTTTCTTTGGTGTGAGTGATACTACCAGCAAAGTCAAACGGACTGATAGACTTTTGTTTGACTTGAAACTGTTCTACGTCTATATCTTGTTTAGGTTTTTCACCCAGCAGATCACCGAGACTCATGTTCTGTCTCCTTACAGTAAGCAGCTTTAAACTCTTGACCAGAGAAACCAGCCATAATAGCATGAGCAATCATAGCATCCTGACATTCTTGTTTCGTTTCAAAAGTACCTTCCAGAACATGAACGTCTACGGGTTCTCTGGATAACACTATGAATAATAACCAAATCATATATTTGTCTTACTGTAATCAAATGCGATTCGATGCAGTACTCTATCTTCCATAAAATCACACTCCCATCGTTTGTGGATGGTCAACCACTGTTCACTGATGACCACATCACCGTCTTGCCAATAGTGGTCATACCTGTACTGATCTTGTAACACATGTTCCTTAAGCATTGACATCGTTTCTTCAAACTGTATTTTATCCATCCCCACCATACCAAAAATTTGTAGGAACGGAAAGTACAAACCAGTAATACCATACTCGTTAGTATACACCAGATCAAATGGTCTGTCAGTGGCATGATGTTCTTTGAAGAATTGACTGTCGGAATAAGAACCAGACTTATATCCCAGAGTGATCTTTATTTTCCGTAGACGATTCTTTTCATCTCTTGGCAAATCTTCATATGCCCTTCTCATATCGATCCAACTGGTACAACTTCCCTCGGTACTTTTCTTCCCGTACAACCAGATCAAAGGGTCTCGTTCATAGTTACTTGCCTGATTGGCATGCCAGTCAAGAGCACTTGTATGTCCAAACAATCCTGGCTCGCCGTGTTGATCTTTCTGTCCGGTGACCCGCAGTATGTTTGGATGACAAGCAATATGTTTTGTTCTATCCGCATCGGTGTACTCTTGTACATTGCCGATCATCTTGCAAACCCTAACCTCTTCATCTGGGGTCAAGTTTTGATCTCGTATAACAACAACACCATATTGCAAAACTTCTTCAGCAATTGCTTCAGCGGCACCTTTGCCAATTGTGGATAGATCGCCGGATATCAACCTCATTTCATATCCACGTTTGCCATAATATCAACCAGACATGCGGTCAGATTGATTTCTTGGTCGGCAACAAACGCAGACTTGTACTGGTAGTCTGCAATCAATAGAACGAGATGCGGCACCTGTACAACTCTTTCCAAAAGAGTGTCATAAATTTTACGGTACAGGCCTTGCGGGTCCGTATCCACATTGTTAGAAACCCACTGCCGCATCTTCTTGAAGTCTTTGTCTTTGAGACTGTCACACAACCCCTTCATGTTGACTTCGGCAATGTTACTAAGGATACCCTCATCGATTGCACCAAACCTAGAGTACCTTTGAAGTTCGTTTAGTGTCCTACGATAGTCTGGAAAGTACTTCATCAAAAGTTCGGCGAGAACCTTTTCGGAGTATTCGATGTTTTCTTCACCCAAGATATTTGAGATGCGACTCATGAAGGCAGATGCCATCTGAGGTTTCTCATCTTTCTTGAGTTTGAATTCAACCACCGTTGTCCGACTGTGAAGTGGTTCGATGATTCGATTCTTGAAGTTACAGGTAAAAATGAATCGACAGTTTTTAGAAAACTCTTCGATAAAGGCACGCAAAGCTGGTTGCGTTGAGTTGGGGTTTAAATAGTCTGCCTCGTCTAGTATGACCACCTTGGTCTTACCACCGAAACTTACCGTACTTGCAAAGTCCCTAATCTTTGTTCTGAGAACATCAATGCCAGATTCATCTGATCCATTGATAATGATGTAGTCACATTCTAATTCATTACAAAGAGCACGAGCAACTGTGGTCTTACCAGTACCGGCAGTACCACAGAGCAACATGTTAGGAATTTCTTTCTGGTCAACAAAAGATTGAAATACTTCTTTCAGTCTACTCGGTAATACACACTCCGAGATAGTCTGCGGTCTGTACTTCTCCACCCAGAGAAATTCATTCATCATTATATCCTTTTTTCAAGCACCTCAATTTGTTGTTGTCGATTCTCTTCCCACTTCTGTTCGGTGCGATCACCTTTGGGGAAAAACTTGGCACTCTTGAGGTTTTCAAGTGCCACAACTCGACGAGCGCGTTGATTATTTTTACGCCATGCAGTAGCCATACTACTCCTTATCCAATTTTATCTTGAGTCCCAAGAGACTCTTCCAAATTAAGTTCTAGTTGATGCCCACCAACTTCACTTTCTTCCATGATATATGATGCCATTGTTGCGGGATCAGATACTTCATATGGGTCATCTTCATTATTGTCGCAGATGCCAGCTTCAACAAACGACTTTTCAATAACGCCGTCATTCACCAGCAGGGCATATCTCCAAGACCGCATACCAAAACCAAGGTTATCTTTGTCAACCAACATGCCCAGTTCTTTAGTAAACTTACCAGAACCATCGGGGATCGGTTTTACACCTTTAATGTTTTGGTATCGGAACCATGCGTTCATCACAAAGGTATCATTGACGGAGACGCAATAGATTTCATCAATCCCCTTTGACTGAAAAAACGTATAGTTCTCTTCATAGCCTGGCAATTGATACGCAGAACATGTCGGGGTATAAGCCCCAGGCAATGAAAATAGAATGACTCTCTTGTCCTTAAACAAATCGGCAGAAAGTACATCCTCCCACTTGTAGGGATTTGGGTGACCCATAGAGTCCATGTTTGGACAACGGGTCCGAGTTTTGAATACGACTTCCTGTGGAAGTCTCTGACCTACTTCTAACATTTGAGACCTCTTACTGTGTTTTTGAACTTGGGTCCAATGCCAACCAGTATGTTCTTTCATCATTGGTAAACATAATTACTGGCGCAGTACCGACTGTGACAACGTAAGAGTCTGGGATAATCTTGAGCGACTCAATTGAGAGTCGTGCATCAAATTCCAAACTACTATCACCAAGAATGGTAGTGAAAGAATTACTCTTGGGAGTATTGGGATCACCAACAGAGAGTGATACCTGACTACCATCACCAATTACTCGCAGGAAGGGAGCAGAGATAGCAGACGCGGCACGATAGATTGTCTGAATGTTTTCTTTGGCAATCGGGAATTCGTACAGCGTTTCTACTTGAATCTCTTTGTCTGGTGCAGCTTTAATCACAGACGGTTCAGCGTAATAGAATTCAAACTTACCGGCATTGGTTTGTACGGTGACTGACTCATCACCAAACTCAAGGTCAGCATTCTCATCCATTGTCAACAAAGACAAAAACTGATTGAGATCGTAGATAGCAAACTCTTTGGGAAAACTTTCCGTAACCGTTGCACGGCACAGAATGTTCATAGAATTTGACACAGTAGCAAGAGTTTGCCCCTCACGAATCAGAAGATTCGTGTTGATAGAGGCAAAGTTCTTGAATGTATCAAGGGTGGACTTAGAAACTTTCATCATAATAAACTCCAATCAAACAAACTACATAATAACAAAACGACACTCAAATGTCAAGGGTTAATCTGACTCCGTAGTGTGAGCGATTGTAATACTATTTGTAGTACAATAACTGGTCACTTCCGAGTTACCCAAGTAATCATCTGGATGTCCAGCATCACTTCTTGCAGTGTTCCAAGCAATGTATGCTGCTTCATCCGCAAAGTTTAATTTAATCACAACACTCAAAGGATCACTGAAGTCATTTGTCATTGAGACATCCGTTCTTCCGGTCATCCAATCCAGCCAAGCAGTGGATTGAGCGTCGTAGTCAGTACCCAGCAATTCCGTTGCCCAAAAAGGCCACTCTGATTCTGCATCGGTTCTTGTAAACGTTGTAACTTTTCTATAAGCCATTATTCTCTCCATTACGGGGGTTGATATTTCTCTCTCTATTTATAATAAAAAAAACCGAGAACCGACAAGTTGAGAGAGAGTGAGAGAGGCCTGTCGGTTCTCGGCCGCCGCAAGGGCGAACCTTTACTGATGTTCTAAATCGTGAACATGCAGTGCAATTAGGGCATAATGAAGTACTTTCAAGAGGTCTTTACGGTTCTTGCCTTCCTTATTACCATATCGTTGAGTGTACTTTAGGATATTACCGAGGCAGAAACCTTCACCGTGGCCACCGTCAATGATAAACTCAGTGGCCTGAAACTTGTTCTTGGAGTAGTGTTCGGTATATGTAGAATTAACATAATCTTCCAACTCACTAATCAACGCAAACTCGTTGTATCGATAATCGATATTAGATGTCATATTCATCTGCCTCTTTTTCATCGGCGATATCTTCTTCTGAGGTCTCAGTGAGATCGACACCAGCATCAACCTTGGTGTACAGGTCAATGAAGGCAGACTTGGTGTCAGTGTCGAATCGATTGACGCACAACTGAATCGCCTTGAGTCGGTCTTTGAACATGGCGAACGCCTTGACAATGTGTTCCAGACGGCGAGTCGAAACCAACTCATCGATGCCACCTTCATAGAAAGTCTTTCGGATCACATCAGCCCAGAGTACCAACTTGTCGGCAAACTCATCATCAACGCAATCGGCAACTGCCATTTTGTTGAGAACAATCTTTTTCTCTTGAGCGGCAGAAGGGTATTCTTGTTCGACTGTGATTGCAAATCGCTCGAGGAATGCCTCATCAAGAACTTGGGCACCCATGAACTTACCGTCATCGGAACCACGGCCCTTGGTGTTCGCAGTAGCGATCACATTGAAACCAGAGGCGGGAGTAATAACTTCGCCAGTCTTTTTGTTGAAGTAGGGTTTGCCTTCAAGGATTGCCTGTAGACACATCAACTTGTTTGATCCACGGTCAATCTCATCAAGGATCAACACTGCGCCACGTTTCATGGCGGTCAGTACCGGACCTTCACGATAGACTACGTTACCATCGACAAGCGTGTTACCACCAATCAGATCATCTTCATCGGTTTCGATTGAGATATTGACACGGATTGCTTCACGTTTGAGTTTGGCGCAAACCTGTTCGACCATCATGGTTTTACCGTTACCGGACAAACCGCAAATGAATGTAGGGTAGAACATGCCAGACTTGACAATGTTCACTAGGTCACGATAGAAACCGAAAGGAACATATGTTGAATCTTTGGCGGGAACTAAGTTTTCGATTTCCACAACAAGTTTATCCTGACTGAGAACCTTTGCAGCGGCAACTGCAACTGGTTCTGGTTGCGATTGAATTACTGCAATTGGTTCAGCGGGTGTCGGCATAGTCACAACTTGTCCGACCATCATGGGGTTGAATTGATTGCGACCAACCTTGGCCTCTTTGAAAAACCACATCGGATTTTTGAGACCCGCCTCACGGGCAATATCCATAACCTCTGATTTTGAGAAGATACCCGACTGATTATTAGAATCGGCAAGGGCGGACAACAACTGATCTTTCTGTTTAATACTCATAATATACTCACTCTCTCTGAATTTCTCACTTTACTATACTAGCTTACTACATACCGAAGCAAAAGTCAAGGGGCCAAAGCGAAATAATTTGATTTTCTTTCCCTTTAAAATCAATCACTTAGGCAACCATGTCAACGAATCGGTTAATGAAATGTCGGGAATTCGACTTTTTAGACTGAAACTGGCGGAATCCGCGCAGTACATCGGACTTTTTGTCAGACTTGATATCCAATTGAGCGTCATCAATTTCAAGGTCAGCACCGCCTTTGATTAGGAAAGTCTGATCGTAACCCCATGCACTGTCAACTGCCATGTAATCTTTCTTCATCCAATGAGACTTGTATGGGGCAGAGAACTCTTGTGGTTCTGCCCAAGTGTATTCGCTTAAGGTCACCCAATTCCAAGCATTCTTGACTTCAGATTTTTTCTTTGAACAAATCCAGAAGTTTACCATGCGCGAACCAGTGATCTTTCTAAACATAGCAATACCAGCGAGAAGACTAATCTCTCGGCCCAAACGATACTGATTGCGATAGACTGACTTGGGATGTCGAACCATGACAGAAGTAGTGCCACGTTTTAGAATCAGTTTGGTGGCATTAACACTTTTGTGTTCAGACCAATATGAATCATCATTCGCATCGGCAAAAATTTCATACTCGTCGGTGTTACCACCATCGGAAAGAACAATGGTGTTCATTACTTCAATGCGGTTGCGGTCTTTGAATTCTTTTGCCACATCGATTGCAATCATCATTGCACTAGCAAGCGGAGTAGAACCCAACTGCATATGCCTTGGCATATCATATGGAGAAATGTAGTATTTGGACTCGGCGCCTCTCCAACGTCGAGCAGTGTAGGCAGACCAACAGTCAGCGAACATCAACAAGTTTTCAAATTCTTTTTTGTACTGAGCAGGTGAAGACTCTGAAGTAATCAACTGAACAAGACCGGAACCACTGCACAAAGAAACTTCGTTCTCATTGTCGGATTGTCTAATACCATCTTTGTTAGGCATTTGCGAACTGAAACCGTAAACATCAAACGGAATACCAACCTGTTTGCAGAAGGCAACTTGAATTAACAACTGTTCAAGCGTACCCGCCATATGTTGTGCCATTGAACCAGAGAAATCAATAATCATAAACATGCCATGATTTTGACCAGACGGCATGATAGTGTTTGACAAAAACAAATCTTCGGTCAACTTGTAGGCCCACAACTTATCTTCGTTGAGTTTACCAGTGTTGTTGACCTGAGCCTTGCGTAACTCTGACGCCTTGCGTTTCATCTCAAACTGCATCACTAATTGATTGATGGCAGATTTGTTTTTACTGCGGAAGGTATCTACCAGAACTTTTTGATATGTTTTGATATTACTAGAGTCAACTGGTTCATAATAATTTTGAGACAACTTCCACTCAAAATTCCAAGTCTCTGAGGAAGGCAACACATTGTGAGCGCGACTGATAAACTTGGGAACGTAAGCAGTGAACACTGACTCAGAACCATCATCTAGAAGGCGACCTTCATTCTGTCGGAAACTTTGATCGGTATCGGACATAGGTTCAGTGACAGACTCTTCGCTGGATTGGGTCGGGGTGCCACTCTCGGCAGACGCCTCGCCACTCTCACTGTCATCAGACTCTTCATCAGATTGTTCAGCATCGGCGGCACCGGATGGCGCAGACTCATCATCAGACTCTTCGCCATCAGCATCACCCGACTGACCTTCGCCTTCGGTGGGGTCATCGGTGTCTTCAGCATCATCGGACAACTCGGTTGAAGAACCTTGTCCTTCAGTCTCTTCACTATCATCTTCGCCATTGGCAGGAGCGGACTGATTTTCTGGTTGTTGATCTTCCATTTCTTCAAGGGCGCCATCGTAAATGTCGGTGGCGATATCAACTACATCATCCCACTCTTCAGCGACATCGATACGAGCGAGTGTTTCGCGTTCGGTATCAGAAAACTGAACATTGAGGAATGAACCAATTTTGTAGTGAAGATTGATGCGGTCAATAAATGACAGAGTGTTGACATCGGTATCGCCAACACCAAAGAAATCTTTTTCAAACAGGTATCGGTAAGCCTTGTAGAATGATTTGACAAGGCCTGGATATCGTTGCTTGACTAGTCGTTCGTTACGAGCGTCTTCGATAACATTAAGAAAGGATTTGAAACCCGCACCCTTAGAACACACTGCATCGTGCCAACCTTCTGGCGGGGTCACCAAACCGTGACCAACTTCGTGGCCGATCAGAAGATCATAAAGAAAGTCGGGCATATCCTTCCAGTTTGGCAGGATAATTTTGCGCGCCTTTAGATCAAACGCGGCGGTAGGAACATTAGCATGTTCGATTGCAATGTCTTCAGTAGCCAGAAGTTTGGCGAGGTAGGACTTTGACTCAATATTCATAGAACTCTCACTCTCAATGAACACCCATTATGACAGCTATTGAAGCAGAAGTCAAGGGGCCAGCCGAAAAAAGATTCCCTTATAAATCAATGGCTTACGATTTTTTTTGAATTTTTTTCGGTCAAATCCGCTCAAAATAGCGAGTTACAGCGGTGATTCTTTCAATTTGTTTGTCAATAATCGCGGTTCTATTGGGCCAATGTATGTAATCCTTTTCGGGATTCTTCTTTAGATTCTGCAACAAGGGCAAAATCAACATCTCCACATCCTTTAGTTTACTGGCAACATCCGATTCCAGAAGAGCTCGATGTTCATTTATCATACCACTGTTATCAGCAGACAGTATTCGGGACTCTAACTGTTCTAGTTTGTCCATGACCGCATCTAGTGAGTCCGGCGAGAGTTCTGCCGTTACTGGTGTTGTATTAGCAATCGGGGCTGTCGGTATATCATCTACCGCAGTAAAACCAAAATCGAAATCATCTGACACGTTTATTCTCCTTGCATTTGGAGTTTTTATTTTCTACACACTTGCCACAATTAGTACCAATTAAATGATACCTAGTTGTGTCTCCCTCTTTAACGGCATTACATATGCATAGATACATTAGACGGCGAAACTCTCCCCGCATCCACAGTGAGCGATTGCTTTTGGATTGGATATCTCTATTCCGCTGTTAATTCCATCTATCTTAAAATCAACTCTGGACCCAGAAAGATAGATCGCGCTCTTAGAATCAACATAGACATTTACACCAGATACACTAGTAACTGTATCGTCTATGTTTTGATGATCGGCGTATTCTATTATGTATTTGTAACCGGAACAACCACTGGGTTTGACTCCAAGTCTGACACCCAATCCTTTTCCTCTCTCACTCAATTGTTTAGAAATCCAATCAGCAGCCTTTTCAGTTACTTGTATCGGTTCCATGTTTCTCTCTGTAGTTTTGTACAGCGGCCTTGATCGCGTCTTCGGCAAGTACGCTGCAATGAATCTTTACAGGCGGGAGTGATAGTTCTTGAGCAATTTCTGTATTGCGGATTTCTCTTGCTTCGTCAAGGGACTTTCCTCTAACCCATTCTGTGAGTAATGATGAAGAAGCAATTGCACTGCCGCATCCGTAAGTTTTGAATTTAGCGTCTTCAATAATTCCGTCATCCGATACTCGGATTTGCAACCGCATAACGTCTCCACACGCCGGAGCTCCAACCATGCCAGTTCCGACATCTTCATCATTTTCGTCAAGCTTGCCGACATTTCGGGGATTTTCATAATGGTCTAGTACCTTGTCTGAATATGCCACATCTATTCCTTGTCACACAATAATTGTGACGCCCTTTCTTTCCAGATATTAGGAAATATACCATGAACAACGAGAACAAAAGCAACACACCAAGCAAATTTTAAGTGTTGAAAGTAACTTATGTTATTGTCTCGTAAATGGGACATCTATTCTACTCATTTGAATAGACTATTTATATTGAATTGTTTCTCGACAATGAATTCTGTTCTGGGATTATCACCAGCTAGTTCATCTCCTTGTATCATATGACCAACATTAAATTGAAAGTTCATATCCCAAGACTTTTTGTGATACTTAATTCCAATGTAAGGCATATCATAAGCTACCTCGTCTCGGTTGTCAATTGGCGCAGCTGTTGTTGGTGAGGATAGATGTTTAAATCCACCCACAAGGTACACATCATCTTCTGCATTTACAGTGTACGGTACAACTAGAAACATAATGACTAGTAGTTTATACATTTTTTTCCCTTCTTTGAATCATTTTTTTAGTTTGTTTCTTGATCTTTTTTACTGCTCGTTCTAACTGAACAGGTCCAACTCTCTGCAAGAAACTCTGCCCGAGCATGTGATCGTATTCATGCAACGCAATCCTTGCCCAGATGCCCTCAAATTCTTCGATGACATCTTCATTTTCTGCATTTTTATATGTGAGAGTACACCTCTCCGGTCTCTTGACTTTGAGCATCAGGCCGGGAGCACTCAGACATCCCTCTTCCATCGTCACAACCTCTTCGCTGTTGGATATTAATTTGGGGTTGATAATATCCCACCTATGCACACCATGTCCCATAGTGAACACACTTGCATCTAATCCAACTTGGTTGGCAGACAGACCAACACCACCAATTGAATTTTGGTAGTTCCATAATCTGTCAACAAACTCCTGTACATTGTCCCAATCCTCAAACTGTTCGGGCACCTTCTTCATCAGAGGGTCGTTGAGTGGTAGTAGTTTCATATCTTTCATGACATCACCGAATAATTTTGTTTCTTCTCAAACTTAATTTGACTTCTAAATTTATCAAACAACTGGTCACCCTTGTGAGAAATGACAAAGACGTTTGCCTGATCGCCAATAGTATTTAGTAGTTGCATAACATAGTCGGTTCCGTTGTTGTCCAGTGAAGAATCAAACACTTCATCTAGAATTAACAGGTTCGTACTGGCGCTGTTCTTCATCTTAGCAATAGTTCTCCATGTGAACAACAGTGCCAAGTCTATGCGTTGTTTCTCACCCTCAGAAAAAGAAGCGTAACTAAACCTATCTCTATGTCGAGACTTAATTATTTCGTTAAACTTCTCATCCAACTCAAAATGTACAAAGAAATCCATTGACTGCAAATACTTATTGACCAGTTTATTTATTGCAGGCAAGTACTGTTTGATGATTCTAGTTTTGATACCACTGTCTTTTAAGAGGTGTGATACTGCCGTATTATAATGTTGTTGTTCACTCTTATGTGATTTAATATCATTCTTTGCAACCACATCTTTTGCCATCTCTTTTAGTTTTAATTTCTCATCACTAATGTCCGTGACATTATTTTCTGCTTCAACCAACATGTCTTTGAGTTTTGACTTATATCTTTCTTGGCCAATTATATCAGACTGTGTTGTTGATACGATATCAGAAAGTTCCTGCCAAGTTTCAAGTGTTTTAGAGACTTCTTCATATTCTTTTTCCAGACCCTTGAGAGACTTTTCTAAAACCAACCTCTCATCATGTTTACTGGAAGTCATATCATGTTTGAAGTCTTCACAAATTTCTTGTTTACATACTGGACAGTCACTATTCTCTTCGTAGAATTTTAATTCTTTTTCTGTTTTTTTGATTCCAGCGAAAAACTTTTCTCTAAAGGAATCAAGTTGTCGTTTTCTCGTTTCTGGTTCACCAAGTACTGACTTCTTTGCCGAGAGTTCCGCAAGTTGTTTCTCATTGTCCTCAATTGCGAGTGTCGTCTCATTGATGTTCTCCTTGATGTTGTCGATTTTAGTGGCTTTATCCTTCTCCAAGGTATCAATATAACCTTTTTGAACGGTGGTCTTGTGTTTGGCAAGTTGCACTTCACCCTCAATGACACGAATATCTTCTTTCAAGACGTTCATCTTTTCTTTGAGCAAAACATTCATGGTGGTGAATATTTGTATGTCGAGAATGTCTTCTATTATTTCTCGGCGAGACGCGGAAGGCAACTGCATAAAGGGAGTGAAAGAGGCGCTACCCAAGATCACAATTTGTGTAAAAGATTTGTAGTTTAGTTTGAGTATGCTTTCTTCAAGATACTTCTGGGTATCTCTGAGTGCGGCATCTTGATCTAGAAACTCATCATTGCAGTATATCTCAAAGACATTGGGTTTTATTCCGCGAATGACCTTATACTGTTTTTTGCCAACCAGAAACTCAACCTCCACCATCATCTTCTTGCCGTTGATAGAGTTGACAAGCTGTGGTTTGTTAATGTTGCGGAAAGGTTTGTTGAACAAACCGAAACACAGAGCATCTAGAACGGTGGACTTACCACTGCCGTTCTCACCCACGATCAGTGTCGTGGGGTTGCGAGTAAAATCTATTTCAGTAAAAGTGTTGCCTGTGGATAGGAAGTTCTTCCATCGCAACTTTTGAAACATTATCATACATTATTATTCCATGTGTTGTGCTTCGACATAGAGGGTTTGCACAACCGATGTCAATTTGTTTTTATCAAGGTCGGTGACCGTATTTCCGATATAGTCTCGGAGCAGAGTCATCGTATCATCTACGGCAAGTTCTACATCATCGCCAACCGCATCATCTTCAAACTCTGAGAAGTCTTCTACGATTTTTAATTCTACGCAGTTACAAGTATACAGGGAATCTACCAGTTTGTCAAACTTTAAGAAGTTCTCTTTCTTTACCACAATGAGTTTAACGCAAGAACCGACAAGATTAGAAAGGTCAAAAGAGCTGATTCCGTCCATATCGTTATAGAATAGTTTGTGAAACATCTTGTACGGATTTTTGAAGAAATCCAATTCATTGGTTTCCGTATCGTAGAGATGGAACCCCCTGTCATCGTTATAATCAGACCATGTAATTTCGTAAGGGTTGCCAAGATAAGTAATGTTGTCCCTACTACTGCGATGATGGAAGTGGCCACTGCATACCAAATCAAAATGGTCAAAGGCATCAGTATCCATTCCGTGAGGATTTGGAACACCTTTGTACATTTGGAACCCAGTAAACTCAAAGTGTCCGAAACATACTTTGGCATCTGTCTCACTAACAGCATCCATAGTAGTGCTATAATTGTCGTTGCATATCCAAGGGACGAATAAAATTTTTCTTTCATCTAACGTTATCTCCGTGACTTCGGGATAGACATGGATGTTGTCATATTCCTTCAGTAACAATTCTAATGAGTTTACGTCATTGGTATTTTTATAATATGTATCATGATTGCCTGGAATCATGTGCAATGTCATACCAAGGCGTTCTGCCTGCCCAAAAAAGTATTCCTTACAAGATTTGAGTGTGTTGAAGTTTACAAACTTTCTTCTATCAAATGCATCACCCAAGTGTACAATAGTATCTATGTTATTTTCTTGCAAGAATGGAAAGAAATACTCATCATAAAATTTCTTAAAATACGCATCGAACGCAAGACTGTCCGACCTTGCACCAAAGTGCGTGTCAGTTATCAGTGCAACCTTCATGAAATAGCCCTATTCATTTTGTATGAAAATTTCTCATAGTATTCATTCTTGGACAACAACACCTCTTCGTAATTCTTTCTATACTGCTTAAGCAAAAAATCCATTGCCGTGGGGTCTTTCAATATATTTATCTTAGCCTGAAAGTCCTCAAAGTCATCAACTCTTTGCCAGTCATCGATATTGTATGTATTGTTCTCATCATAGTTCTTGTAGACAAATGGAATCATGCCAATCGCAAGTGCCTCCACATATCTTGAAGTTGTTGCAGCAGGGTCTTTCCAGTTGAAACACAATGTCGCACGGCAAGATTCTAGTCTGGGATACAACAAATTCCAATCCTTGATCCACGCAGACTGTCTCTTGATACCAGAGGGAAACCCACCAATGAGAACGGTGGAGATGTCGGGGTCTCTGTAAATCTTTCTCAATACTTTGCCGCGATCACACCCATCTTTCATTCTACCCCAATATCCAAAGTCATGATTGTATGTCCTACCAAACATTTGAGATATGGCATTGTCAAACCTTTCTCTAATGAAATGATACTTCATACCATGAATGTTGCCAGAGAAATCTATCTCATCAATCTCGGTGTAAGACTTGATTGTCTCACCTTTCAATGTGTGTTTGCGGTAGAGTTCTTCGGTGTCACCCCTATCTGATCTCAATACGATTACATGTTTACCCTTGAAGTGAGGGATGATCTTATCCATGTGAGACTGAGACTTGGCAAGGTCTTTTGGATTCATCTGCAACTCACCGTGATATCGAAACTCGCTGTCACTAGGGATCACAATTACATCTGCCCACTCAATCACTTCTGGGTCACGCGATGGTTTGCCGCCAAACGAAATGTTGTACTCTCTATATTCGTGTTGGGGATTGTCTTCCATCCAACGAACATAGTTCTCCAAGAAACTGTCCAACACAGTTTGTAATGGGCCCTCGTATCTCACATTGGATCGCAATCTGGCACATGCAATTTTCATGATAACTTCACTCGGTCTCGCAAACTAGTAGAAGAAAAGGAATGTTTCCTATTGGTATATGCAACAGGTATATTCAATTCATCACCAGTAAAACGTTTGTCTCTATAGTCCTCGCCAACAAATCTCACATCAATTTTTTTGGTGAGAAGAATATCCATCAAGCAAGTCTCGGTTGAGTATGGAATAATTTCATCTACATACTTCAACCCGTCAAGCTGGATAAACCTTTCGTATACGGACTGCACTGGTGAATTCTTATTCTGTCTATCCACACTCGGATCAATGTGCAACCCAACAATCAACCAATCACATCGACTGGCCGCTTCTTCCAACATTACTACATGTCCAGCATGTAACAAATCAAATGCACCACAAGTAAATCCAACTTTCATCGTATAATATCTATCTTATCAATTGTATTTTGGTTCCACACTTCCAACTCTTTTCTAATCCTACCATCGGACATAAGATTGTTGTGTCGTTTGGTTGCAAGTTTCTTCCACCACTTGATGACCTCTGGCAATTCAAACCTGTCAAAGTTCTCGGCTTTCTGCAATGTGTCGGTCTTACCTAGAAGAACATCCTTTGTATTGGAGTATCCATACTCCGACATATAAAATCTTTTGTTTGTTGTTACATCAGTAGATGACTTGATCGTGTCAGTAAATCTTTTGTACTCATCAGCATCATGTTCTTTCAAGGATGCCTTGACAATACCAACCATCTTGGTTTGCATTTTTAGTTTGCGACTAGACGCACCCTTGTGTATCAGTTCTTCTCCATCGTTCTTTTCAGTAAACCAATCACGCAGATGAAAGTATATGTCCTCACCCATAGTCAACAAAAACTGTGACTGCGTGTCACCCTTATATCTAAGAAAGGGTCTCATGCCATCATACATGGATGCGCCTTTGATGTTACCGTACAGAGAGGTGGTCTCAAACAAACAGAATTCTGTTTTATATTTTTTGTCCAACATGCGGCGAACCTCATGGGAACAACAGATTGCGGCCATAAGTTTACCACCAAGATAGTTGAACCCGAATGGTTGTACGGGGACAATGTTGAACCCCATGATGGCACGTTGATTAAAGATTCCAAGATCGGGAACGCCACCCAGATAATCATTTCTGGGTTTTGAGTTGATGAGGGGAGAACCCATCTTGATGAACCCAACGGCTTTGTTTGTGTTCTTCTCTTTTACCACCAGTTTTAGAGATTTGCCTGGCGCTTCATCGGGGGAGAAAGAAGCGGTCATCTCTAACATCTGGTCAAAGATTTCGTTGTTCATTTGAACAACTTCAAAGTCCATATCATCGGGTGGCGTTTCCCAATCTTGAAACATGTCGTCTTCAACAGACATACCAAAAAGGGGTGGAGGTAATGCCTTCACCCTTTCAATTTTTCTTGCACGAAAATAATCATCAATTCTTTCAAAGTTTGAGAAGTAATCAATAATTAGTTTGCTCGCGTACAGCGAGTCTTCTTTACATAGAATCATACAGCAGTCATGAATCGTGGAACAGGTCGTTTTGTCCACTTAGAAAAATGAGCTTTGTATTTACGATAATACAATTGATATGCCTCAACAAAGTCATCACGTTTGACATCATCTGGCATTGCTTGCGGCAAAATTGTGATACCACCCGGCCGAATATTCTCCGGTGGTTTTTCTAGAACTTTGTGGAGTTTGACCCAAGAGGCATGATGTTTGCCATAACGATAGGTATACTCTTTGGCAAGTTCTGACCATAGAGTGTACATCCACATGTAATTTTCATGAGTGGCACGAACCCAGATATTAGTCGGATGATTGATATGAGATGCCTTGTATAGAGTTTGTTCTACAACATCATCATCCATACGCCATCGTTTGATGTTCCTACCATTGGCAGTCTTATCAAGGTATTGAGTACCATCAAGCACACGGTGAGCCGTGGACATCATTTGCGGATATTCAATATTCATTTTGACAACGTGTTTGTCATTGTGCAAACGTGCAGCAACGATAGGATTCTTGTCAAGTCCAAATGCGTTCATAATATATACCCCCTAGTATTTGTTACCATTATACTTGGTTGTAGGTCAGATGTCAAGACTCTTTTAGTGCTTCAATTTTCTCTTTGGCTAAGTCCATTGCTTCCTTGTCATTGAAGTACTTTGGTCTACGTTTTGGTTGACTCTTTGCGGTCTCCGCAAACTTCTCATTTGCCTTATCAGACTCTTCAATCTGTCTCTTCATGTACTCAAGAAATTCATTGGAACCACTATCTCCGCCAAGTTCATCCATCATGGCGTGAAGATCAAGACTCTGAATATACTTGTTCTTCGTATCGATCTGTTTCTTTTCTTTCTGAATCCTACGCAAGAAAGCATAGTAGGTAATCTGAGTGAAGTATGCAAAGGGATTCTTGGATTTAGCGGGATCAAAGTTATTGATATAGGTAATACAGTTTTCGATGCCGTCGAGAATCATTTCCTCTCGGAAAGTATAGTTTACAAAATTAGACTTGTACGCCAAGTGATTGGCGATCTTAACAAAACACTCACCAATATAATTCGACACCCTCGGTTTGGGTTCGCCAGCTTCTTCCGCAGCCAATCGTTCTTCACGATACTCCGTCATCGCTGCCAGAAATTCTTTGTTGTTGACGTAGTGTCTGTTTTCTTTTTTGTTTGCCATAATTAAATTCCTAACATTAAAAAACTAGTATAGTACATTTTATACTAAATGTCAATGGTCAAATAATTTACCTTGACAACTGGTGTCAAAACAATTATAATCAACTTGTGGTTCAAAGGATAATTAAGCTTTAATGAAGCTGATCCTTGGGTTTACCCATCCGAGTAATTTTATCCATGATTTCATCTAACGTGGCGTCTTCATCAATTTGCGGATCGTAATCGTCCATGGCATCCATGAAATCTAAACCCTCTTTTCTATCTTCCATGTACCCCTCGGTCATCTTGTAGAATCCTTCGGTGTACTGTTCATCCAAAGAGCAGACAGTAATGATCTTACTTTGTTTAATCATGTAAGATTCTTGATCCGTGAAAGATATCCACGGCCTTAATGACAAGGCCTCATGAGTGTCAGAGATTTTGATTCTTGTTATTTCCAGAGGAATCGTGGTTTCAATATTGGTTTCGTCTTCTGATATGATACCAACAATTAGTTGCATACCATTTTCTAAACAAATAATACTAGGTTTGCATTTTACCATTAGAGTCTATCCTTATTACTTTGTATTCAAAGTTCTCTTCATTATATAATTTAATTCTCTCAAGCACATGATTCAAAGTATAGTTCTTTTTGTTCTTCCATGATAAATCATCACCAATATCAAATAAATTACAACTAGATTTGTCTTCGCCTTTCCTCAGACCCCTACCAATAGACTGTAGATTTCTTATTCGACTCTTACTTGGCGAGGCGAACACTACATTGTGTAGGTTACGAATATTTATACCAGTGGAGAACGTACCATAAGAGGCTACAATTATAGTGTCTTTTGATTGTTCTGTCAACTCGCGAATCTTTTCTCTCTGTTCGGTCTCGGTGCCACCGAAAACAAAGTACACTGGTTTGTCGGTGATAGCCTTTATCATCTTATACAGGACATCGCCGTGTTTCTCTACAAACTGGTACAATACCAGCGTATTACCCTTCTGAGAGGTCGCCAGTTTCGCCAGAATGTCATTGCGTTCTGGGTTAGACACTAGGAAGTCCATCTCTTCTTGATAAGTCATTTTAGATACAAGTTTTCTTTGTTCGTCCGTGTATCCGATTATCATACAGATAATTTTAAGTTCTGCAAGTTCTTTTTTGTCCATCAATTTTTTGGTTGTGGTCACCTTAAATACTGGGCCAAACACGCCTTCCAAGACAAGTTTGTGTGTCTTTGTACCGTCTAGTGTACCAGTAGTACCAATTCTGAAACGTGCATTAGTGCATTTGTCCATGAGTGTCATCAGTGACTTCGCCTTGAACAAGTGAGCCTCGTCACCATAGACTACATCAAACTGACTGAACCATTCTTTCGGAAACTTGTAGATAGATTGCCATGTGGAGATAACAACATCAGCGTTGTTTGATTTCTCTTTCCCACCATAAATTCTGTGACAGTGTTTTGCCACTTTGAACCCGTTGTTGGTTGAGTAGTCTCGGAAGTCACCGTACATTTGTTCTACCAGTGAGGTGGTGGGTACTACTATCAATTGTTTGCGACCTAGAGCTTGATGGTATCTAATCAGTGAGTAAATGATAAGTGACTTACCAGATGCAGTCGGTGACAACAGCAGAGTCCTACCAGAACTTATCGCCTCATGAATTGCGGCCTGTTGATAGTCTCTTGCTTCAATTTTTTTCTTTTGACTGCGGAGATTCAAGACACCACAAAACTCTGATACCTCTTCTTTAGAAATCTTTTCACCGAATGGTTCAAGATCAATCTGAATCTCATACTCTAGTTGTTTGGCAAACTTAATAAGATAGGGAATCAATCCAATATACAGTTCACACTTTTGCATATTATACAGACGAATTTTTCCGTCCCAATGTCGGTTGCGATACGAGGGCATAAACTTAGCCCCAGGCACTTCAAAGGTAAAGAAATCTGATATCTCTCTCCTTATGCCGTCATCTGCCTCCACATAAGCATGAACGTTATCTTTTTGTTTTACCCAAATCATATAAGCCCAGATTGCATTTTGGCCCACTCAACAGCAGTCTTGATGTCCCATCCTCGGCCATTCAAACTGCGGAGTACTCGGTCTAAAAAGTCTACGGTAGTTTCTAAGTAATATACTTTATCCTGTTGGCGAATCACATCTGCATCGCTGTCCAGTTGATCTCTCATGTCTGTTCGCAACACAGCATTTTTTCTCCAAGGTTCCCACCCTAGATTATCAAGTTCTTCCTTTGAGAGTTCCCCGCGATAGTAATCCGACTTAACTCTTTCAAGTCTTTTCAGATCAGCAATTGATTTGCGGAGTTGAAGTTTATTATTGGAGAGTAATGTTACATACTTTGAGTGTAATACGGGAGTTCTTGTTGACTCCCCACCCAAATCCAATTCATCAAGTTTACAATCTTCAGCCCATTCAGCCTGAAGTTCATTTAATGTTGCCATAATGTACCTATCAAGTCACAGTTTTAATATTATATATCCTATATTTAAATGACGCCGACCCAGTGAAGTATGGTGAATCACCAGCAGACTGATCGAATTCTAGTCCAGACAGCGCAGTTGGGAATGCATCTCTAAAAACAATTTCTACGTTTGGATTGTCGTTTGAGTCAAGAACAAATAGACTCGCATCACTTACCTGAGCGAGAGCCTCTCTCTTGTCCGTTCTATTTGACAGACCCGTCCTCCACTCCTGACTTGCAACATAGTCTTTATACTGTTGAGTCTTCTCTGGCGAACCAAGTCCGATCAACCAATCGTAAAGTTCTTTATAGTTTGCCATATCTTCTTGAATCAGAAATCTAATATTCAGATCACCAAATGTCAACTTGTCGCCTGGGTATGCAATGTCCTGTAGCGGGGTGGCCTGAACAGGGAACCCCATGCTAATGTCTGGAATGTTTGCACCCTGACAGAAAAATGCAACGTGGGGAATATTATGTATCTGAAACTTAAAACCAGTAGGTCTCAGATAATCTAGATCACCGTTAGCATGTGCATTGTACAACCCTGTATTGGGTGACAGTGTGGGAGTGTAAGCCATTATAGTCTCCTATGTATGACACTATTTATAAGGATTCTAAGCCAAAAAAAAGGGACTCCGTAGAGTCCCTTAAAATCGTCCCTTTAGGGATTCTTTTTATTACATCAAGTTTGAAACCTTAACAGCGCGGTAGTACTGGTTACGATCAGCAGTGAAAGTATCACCGTCAGTGTTACCAGAACCATCAACAACGTAAGGGTTAGCAATCATACCGTAACGAGTCTTGAAACC